GTAGGTCTTGCCATTGCGCTTGTCGGTTTTGCGATAGAGGTTGGGCGGCAGGTCTTTTGATCCAGTTTTACGCGGCCTGGGAACCATGGCGTGCACTCGCTATTCGGCTGATGAGGCTGTTGCCCCTCGGGATTCGTTCCAACACCTCGGGCTCCTGGTAGCTGGCGTTCTGCTCGACGTAGTAACGGTTTCCGTGTTTGACCGGAGTAGGGCTGATTCGCCCGGCCCGAATCCAGGCGCGAAGCGTGGCGGCGCTGGGCGGGGTCTTGTACTGCTCAGTCGCCCATTCCTCGAGAGTAAGTTTAGGCATGGTTGCCTCCAGGGGCCGCGCAGGCGGCGCATCGATTAAAATTTATCAACATTGGCTTTACGCTTCGCGTGCATGCTGGTCAGCACGCGGAGCTGTTGCTCTGATGCGGCCAGTCGCCGGCGGCCAGCCGCTTGCGCCGCCTCTTTACCGCTGAACACGCTTGGTTGCTGGTAGCGAATGCCTGTAGCAGGGTTCAAATACCCGCTTGGGTCTTTGGCCAACTGCACTTTCTTGGCCTCTAAGGCCCGTGTCAGCACCCAGGCGCTGAAGGTAGTCGTCGCTTCCAATTTGGATTCCTCTGCTTGCGGAATGAATGCCGCGCAGGGCGGCAAAGTGGTTACCTGGATAGATGGGTAAGGGTGGTAGGATCGCTGCCTACCTGAAGGGGCGTTCAATGACTCAGCACAACATTTACGATGAGTACAAAGGCTTGCGGCTATGGAACTACATGACCTGCGAAAGGGATGAGGAAGGCCGGGAGGTATGGCAGATCACGGTTGAGGTCAGGCGTGGTCGCGATGAGGTCGTTATCCCCGCTGCAGAGCAGGGCCAGACTTACGTCGATCGCATGTACGCCCAGGCCGCCGGCCGGGAAATTGGAAAGCGATTAGTTGATGAGGCAGGGCTGTAGCCACCGCTATCACATGTGAAATTTTTAGAGTGGCAATCCGCCCCGATTTTCAGCGCGGATCGATTGAGGTAAAAGTGAGTTTCGAAAATGTCATGGAGGCCTTATGAGCCACGTCCTAGACACTCCCATCGCTTACGCTTATCGCGGCAGCTCGATGGTCATCAAGTTTGAATGGGCGCGCCCAAACGACGCAGTGCCTGTCCTGGCGCGGGTAATTCAACCGAGCGAGATCGAGGGGCTCGGCGATGTAGCCGCCGAACTATCCGGCCCTTGGGACGATTACCGCTCCGCTCTGGACGACGCGAAAATCGCCGCTGAGCGCTGGGTAGATAGTCAGCGGCCATATCAACAATCTGGTAGCGGGGCTTCTATCAGTCGTAAGCGGCAGGGAGCTTGATGCGAGTTCCAGCCGGGTAGTGGCGGATGATCAGCCAAGCCTAGGGCTGTCGAATGGAAAGCGCTTTCATGGCGTCACCACCCGGCGAGCCCACTGCACATAAGGGCCATCATCAGTATCGAAAATCCCCATCAGGAACCACTCAGGCCCTGGTGATTCTGGATTCCAAGCTGTGCAGGCGGCGTCTTCGTCGGGCAGGTCGTCAAGCTCATCACCAGAGTGCCAGCCTTTCAGTTCAAGGCCCTGCTCGGCAACCCAGGCGATATATGGCGCTGGATCTTCGCCGCCGCCGAAGTCAGGGACACCCGGGTGATACCACCAGCCATCTTTATCCCGCAGAACTTCTACCGGGCCGAATGGCTTCGCGCCATGGGCCGCGCACAGGGTAAGGGAGTGGACGTCCGAATATTGGCCGCCGCCATCGCTGAAACGGATCGTGCAGCCGCATGCTGCGGGCTCGCCGTTCACGAATGTGATTTCTTCGGGCATGACAAATCCTCGCCGCTGCTGCGGCTGACTTTGAATTGATTGGTTACCGACCGTCAGTAAGCGTGACGCTGGTCGGTGAGTATTTGAATGGAGAGAAAAAGCGAACTTCACTGAATAGCAAGGGCTGCCCGAGGACTGTTGGCAGCTCGTTACGCCTCAGGGAGCTACTATGGAAAGCATTGAGGAACGCGTGTATGTCCACACGTTGATCGCAGTGTTTAGCGCTGCGTTTGAACTGGGATTTGATCCCTATGCGCTTGCAGTACAGGCGAAAATGGATGTCGCGTTGCGGGATCAGAAGGCGTTGAGGCCACTAGCGCCCGCCGCCGAGCAGATCATTAACGAGTCGTTGTTTGTGGCCAAAGTACTGCGCTGCTAGTTGTTATGGCTCGCCCATTCGGGAGAGTTTTCTGATGTACGAGCCGTTTTTTTTAATAATCCTTTTTGTGATCGCGTTTTCTGCGACAGGTGTAACGGTGGTCTTGATGGTGTGGGGCGATGATTAGTCGTGAGCTACCTGCCGGTGTGGGATCGGTCACGCTGCCTCCTTTCGGTGTTCTGAAACGCGCCAAGGATCATTTGCTCGGGCGAGGGCTGCCATAGGCGGCGGTGAAACGCTATTGCCACACATGTGCACCTTCTGCGTGATCGTGAACGGCACTCCATCGGTGCCGTAATCGATGATGTAGTCACGCGGGAAGCCCTGGGCCCGGTACAGCTCCGGGGGCTTGATCATCCTCAGACAGATGTCGACGATCACATAGGGTGTGCCCTTGACCAGAACGGTTACCAGGCCGATCCGGTCCTTGGTGGTGATGGTCGGCGATGGACTGTCGCAACCGCTGACGTTGTCTGTGCCGTAGTAACTGATCAAGAAGGCCGCGACCCGCAGCGCACCCGCTTCATGCTCTGGCGACAAGCGCAGCGAAACCACCGAGCTTTTGCCGCCGCCACCGGCAGTGATGGTCGGCGCTGGTTCGTCCAGGGCCTGGCCAACGCTATTCCCGAACTGGCGCTCCATGAATGCAGTGACCAAGCCGTGGTGCTGGCCGCCGGCGCTGATGGTGTGCAATGGCTCGGCTACGTTTCTGGCATCACAGTTGCCGCGCAGGTGGACCAACTGAGCCGCCACCAGCTGCTGCTGGCTACCTGTGCTGGTGACTGTTGTCATCGGCTCGTCTGCGCCCTTGGCAACCGTGGTGTTGAAGCCGCCATTCATCTGCGCGATGAATGCGGTCGCCACCGCGGTATCAGCCTTGGCCGTGATGGTGTACATCGGGTCATTGCCCGGTCGGGGCTCTGTTTGTCCGGCCCGCCCGCCGACTCCCGCGAGTATTGGGCTGATCAGCGTCAGCTCGCCCCGGTTCGCGCAGGTGATCGTGGGCAACGGCTCCAGAGGATCGTTGATACGGTCGCTCCCCTGGTGCGTTGCCGGTGCAATGATCGGGCTGACGACCGAGAACGAACCGCCCTTGGGGTATGACGTGATGGTGCGCAGCGGCTCGTCCGCTGATTGGACGTTCCCAACGGACCAGTTGGCGATCGGCACGATGAAAGGGTTCGCGCTATCAATGACGAACTTCTTCATGCCCTTGGCGATGCGCCGCAGGGTGGCTGGGGCCAGATCCTTCTTGCGCCCGAAGATGCTGCGGCCGAGGTCAGTGAAGTCGATGCATTCGGCGGCAGTGCGGTACTTCTGCTGACCCTTGGCAGGCTTCTTCGCGTGGGTTGGCTCAGGCCACACAATCGGCTGGCCATCGCAGCGAGCGAGCATGAATAGGCGCTCACGGCTGGTTGGGGCTCCGAAGTCGCAGGCTTTGATGATCCGCCATTCGACGACGTAGCCCATTCCTTCCAGCAAGGACACGAAACGGCGCCAGGTTGTGCTGCGGCGTTTTGGATCTGGCACCAGGAACTGCTGGCCAACCGGAACAATCTCGCCCGGTGCCGCAACTACCTTCTTGATGATTTCCTTGTTCTTCGGCCCCATGACTGGCACCAGCTTGATGACGCGGCCAGTTGCAGGGTCCCGCTTCGCGATCAGCGGGCCCCATTGCAGGATCTGCTTGACGTTCTCCAAGCTGATGACGCGGGGGCGCTTCTTGCCGCCCCACTTCAGGCCAATCCACGACAGGTTCCGAATCTCCCGCTTGCGCGGCTGCCCACCGGCCGCCTGGCTGTGATGGGTGCAGTCCGGCGACATATGGAACCAGCCCACGGCACGACCCCCACATTCCGTATCCGGATCACCCTCGAAAACGTCCGTGGTGAAGTGCTTCGTGCCGGGATGATTGACCGTGTGCATGCTGATCGCCGCCCGGCTGTGGTTCTTGGCCACATCGACCTTGCGGCCCAGGCCCATTTCCAGCCCGGTACCGGCGCCGCCACCCCCGCAGAAGAAATCCACGACGATTTCATCGTCCTGAGGATCGAAGCCGAGGCCGTATTGCGTTTTGAAATCGAAGGGAGGTTTCTGAAATGCGGTCATGGGCCGTCCTCGCCTGGGTGGTGGCGTGATTCGTTAAGGTGGGGGTTGAATTAGAAGCCGTCGCCGCGATCCTTCCGGGCGGGCCTAGCTGCGTTGAGGGCTGATTTGTAACTAGCCTTGGCATCCTTTTTGGCCGTGCACCAATCGCCAGCGACCTCTACCGACTCACAGAGCTGCAGGTATTCTTGGCTATGAAAGCGGCTGACGTTGCGGCGCCTGTAGCGAACCATTCGGTATTCGCGACTCCCCCGGCTGCCGCGCTCTTGATATCTCGGCTGATTGATGCCCAGAAATTCGGGGAAGCTATCGTAGCCGCCGTCCGCATCCAGATAGGCGTCGAAGTTCGTTCGCTTGGGCGGGGGAGGCAGACTGGCAATGGCCACTCGCTTCCCATCCTCGGTTGACTGCCAGACAACTTCATCTGCGGGGCAGAAGGCCGGGGCCTTGGTGCGCACCATCAAGCCAGCACCGACCATCGCATCGAGGTCTGGCGCTTCAGCCGCGTCTACGGAGGTGCCGTAGAAGTTTCGATAAGGGTGGCGTCCACGTTCGCCCAGCTCAGGACGAAGGCCAAGCGTGTGCCACAGCAGCCCGACCTGGGCATCGGATATCTGGCCTTGGATCATCAGCTTTCTCCAGGGTGCGCGCCGCCCTCCATGAGGATGGTGGCAATTTGGTTTGTGTTGGGGTATTACGGGTGACCGGCATGGAGCCGATAAGGAGCAGGAATGAGCAGTCCTACAAAGCCAGAAGTCTTTATCATTGAAAGCCTGAGGCTCGATGATAAGATAAACCAGCGTTATGAAGGCCGCCGGATTCACGACATACTCGTTATGAGCGGTAAACAACCCAAGTATCATTATTTTCATGACAGCAAAGAGTTGCCCCACCTTCTTGAACTATTCAAACAGTCGAACTATCGGTTTCTACATTTTTCTTGTCACGCAGCGCTTGATAAGGTCATGACTGAAAATGATGCGATTAGCTATATTGATTTTTCGAAGCTGCTGAGCGGCTACTTAAAACTGAAGAGAGCCTTTTTTTCGGCTTGTGAGCTGGGTAACGAAATCTTTACCCTATCGTTGGCGGGCCAGAATAAAGGGATGCATTCAGTGACGGCTCCGGCCGAAAAGATCCAGTTTGACCACGCCGCTGCGATATGGAGCTCGTTCTACGTGTCCGTGTTTTCGGCAAATCCGAGGAGGATGAAGCATTCCGATATTGTCAGCCGGCTGAATGTACTGTGTACCTTGTTTCCTGTAGATATGCACTTTTCTGGATATGATTCCAGGGCGGACGGCTGGAACCACCAGCTGATCCAGAAGTCAGCTCTGAAACAGGCAGGGCTGGCGAACGTGAAGGGCGTGATCGTTTCAGATGTAACTGAAACTAGTTAATATCTACGGAAGAGCTACGCCCGAGGAGCTTATTATGTCTACCCCAACAAGACATTATTTAAGATCAGCTTGGGCGCGACCACATCCCCCCCGGATCCTGCCGAATCATCAGCAGGATCCGGGCATATCCTTTACTTCGGATCAAACGCGCCGAGCGACAGCTTCGCCGCAGTCCCGATCTCCTCTTCCAGCACTTCCTTGAATTCCTGCGCAATCGCCTCGCGCTGAACTTCTTCGCCGATCCAGCGCAGTTTGAGGATCGGGTGCGAGCCGCTGGTGATCACGGTTACGCGCAGGCGAATTTCCTGTTCGATCAAACCTTCGAACGGGACAACGTTGAACAGCAGCGCGGTGGGTAACGTTTCCTTGCTCTTGGCTTCGATCTGGTCCATTGCGCTGCGGCTGGCGCTGGTGTCGCCGACAGTGGTTTCCGACTCGCTGGTAGCTTTTACCGTGATGGTGCGGACCGCCGCGATAGCCTTGCTCAGAGGAACCGGATTATCGTCTGCGTCGACCGGCGTCAGGTACTGGTGCCAGTCTTCGATCCAGTCGCTCAGGTCCTTCTGGCTCATGGGGCTACCAGCAATTTCTTGAACCGCTTTGTAACCTGCAGTTGCCTTCAACTTCAGCACTGCGCGGTCGTCGGCGTGGCCTGGCGTCTCGGCGTCGCCGATGTTGAACAGCACGTTGCAGCTCATGCCGTCTTGGTCAATGAAACCGCGTGCGCCTGCTGCTGCCCGGTCTGCAACGTAAACGCTGTAGTCCGCCAGGGAATGGGTGGAGAACACGCCACGGAAGCGGCTACGGCCTTCCTGGAACTTCTCCAGGTCCAGCACTTTTGCGCCTTCCGGGATGACGGCCGTGGGCGTGAACGTTGGCAGAGTCTTGCCTGCGGCGATCAGCGCGTTGTCGTTGACGAGCTGGAGTGCTTCTTTCGTAAAGGACATGTGTCAGGTCTCTATGGGGAGGGAGGTTGCTGCGGTGGATCAGGTGCGCGGTTTGACCGGCGTGTCACCGCGCTCGAATAGCTGTCCAGGGTGCGGAGCTTCAGCGAACAGCGTGACCTGGCCGCCCACGCCGACATTCATCGGGGTGTCCAGCGCGGTGTTCTCGCTACGGGTGCCGCGCTTGGTCGGTACCTTGTAATCGAGCTTGTGTTTGATCTTGACCATGTGGGAGTCGCCGATTTGGCTGAAATCCAGCGTTACGACCAGCTTTCCAGCTTTGCCGTGTTCGACGACGCCGGCGGCGACTTCGGAAATTGCGTAGCCAATCTGGCTGGCGAACGCGCCGCCGTTGAGTTCGTTCAGGAACTCGGTGGTATCGGTAGGGGTGGACATGGGGATTTCTCCGGCTTGGCCGCGAGGCCGCTGGGTGGGAGGGAGAGCTGGGTTTGTCGGCGACGGTGATTCGCCCGGGGCTGCATGCGGCGCATTACTGCCCCGCTGCGATGGTGATGCTGTTCTCTTTGCCGATCAGCGCGACGGTGTCGGCGTGGAGGCCCAGGGCTGCGGCGATGTCTTTCCGGCACAGGCCCTGGTTGGCCAGTTCACGGACGGCCGGGGCGTTGGCGTCGCGCTTCTTGCGCAGCTTGAGGGTGCGGCCCGTGGCGCCGTAGAAAGGCGCCTCCTTGCTGGCGCCGGCGGGCACCTCGAGGATCTCCTTGCCGCGATTGAGGAAAGCATCGATCTGCCGTTCCAGGTCGGCCTTGATCTGTTTGCGAATGTCCGCCTGGGGTACGCCTACGATCATCGCGAGGCACCGTATGCAGCGAACAGCGCCAGACCAACGCCGATCACCGCCGTCCAGCACAGCAGCTTGCGAGCGAACGAGGCGGGTGCATTTACCGTCATGGCTTCGTCTTCCAGGCGCTGGGCGCAGTTGCAGGCAGCCATATGGCCTACGTGCAGGCCCTGGCGCTGGCCGGTGGTGCGATCAACGACGCTGAAGTGGTTGTCGCCGCGCGGCTCAACGATGAAGCGCGGGGCTGGCGCGGGCGCCGGTCGGCCGATTCGGCTGTAGAAGTCGGCGGTGGCCAGGTTGCTGCGCTCGCGCAACCCATCCAGGATGGCGATGCGCTGACGGATAGTGTGGTTCATTGCTATTCCTTTTTTGGGCTGCGGTTATTCGTCAGCACCCTGGCCGCCCGCAGTTGCCGATGGGCGCAGGGGAGGGTGCTGACGGATAAGCGCGGGCAATAAAAAGCCCGGCGTGAACCGGGCTTGATGCGTGAGCTACTACCACCGTACGTCACGCGAGCGGCGCCGCATTGGCAGGGCCGGTTGGCTATGGGCTATTTCATGGCTGCATTCCTATTCAGCATTGATCGGGTATGTGTTGCGGCTCGTTGGATCACGCGAGTATCGAGCCGCGCACCCGTCGCACGGGTGGATGAAGGGGGCCGCTTTCGCGGTGTGTTCTCGTCCGCATCGGTCAGATGCCATGCACGGGTGACCAAACCCAGCCGTGAATGCTGGCATGGCATCTGCCGATGCGGCCTGGCGAACCAGGGATCGGGCTTTGTCGGCTGTGCTGCCGTGGCGCTGGTTGTTCAGTCACTACTGCTCGAACTGGACGAGCTGCTATCGCTCGATGAACAGCTCGAGCTGTCACTGCTACTGCTGGAGCTGCTGTAACTGTCGCTGCTGCTGTACCCGCTACACGATGACCTGGTGGGCTCATCAGAGGCGCTGCTATATGCCAGCGGGTTCAGTGGATTCAGCGGGTGAAGTGGGTTGCTGAGTCCGTTGTCGGTGTCTCGTCGATCCGACGCGGCAGCAGATCGCGGCGAGCTGCCACGGCGAATGGGTGGTGGGGATGCGGTCCGCGCCGGGGGCGTTGGCCTTGGCACCGGGGCCGCCGTGTGTGCCTTAGGCTTCTCCGGCTGTGGTTCGTGAATCGCTTCAGGTGGCTTGCGGCTGAATAGCCTGGCCAGGAACTTGAACATTCTGTCGCCCTCGGTTGATTTCCCGTCTGGCCCTCTATGAAGGCCAACCGGCGAAATCAGTGAAAGCGCCTTGCTGGTATCGCCATGAACTTGATGGCCAGGACGACTGCGGCGCTGGCGGCGACCTCCCAGAATGGCGCGGTCACCCACCACCATGAGCACCAGATGAGCCCGTTCAACTTCAGGGCCACCAGCGCAACCCCGATCAATCCCGGGATCGCCAGTACGCATATCCCGCCTGCATCGCTTGAAGACATATCGAAATCCCTCGGTTGTTTTCCCAATGCAGCCTGTCGCCAAGCTGCATCAGGAAAGCATCGCTCTGTCTGCACGCCTCGTTCCCGCTGCTGATTGCAGGAAGTAGGTCGTCGTTGGGTGGGCGGCGCGCTTCCTCCCCTTCACCTCAATCAGCATCTGTGGGTGTCGGATCAAAGGTCCCTACAACATGCACGCTGCAGCGCTGCTTGCCCGACTGAATTGGGGCAGGGTGCATGAGGTCCGGCGCTCCTCATTGCCGAGGCTCAGAGCGCTAATTCGATTCGTTGTCTCTCCCGTTCTGCCGCTGGGATTCGCGGGGCGCTCTGCATATCCGGGTCATTCGCTCGGTTCGGTAACCCTCGTCCGTCACAGGTTTTTCCCGTGTTCCCTAGGCCCCTCAATGGCTTCGAGACGGATCGCCGGTCGCCGGTAGAGGCAGTGCGGTCTGTTGATTGTTGCGTTGACTGTTAAAGAGCGGTCGGGCCGCTGGCCCTTCGCTGCGTTGCCGCTGCGATGAACCTAGTAAACAGCATGTTTATAAACGCGTCAACACGAATTGTTTATTTTGTTTATTTGCGTTTATTTTGGCCAAAAAAAAGCCCGCGCAATGCGGGCTTCAATAGATGGCTAAATCGGCGCTTAGAAGGTGGCTGCTTGAACCAGGCTACGATCGAATTCGTTATTTGCAGGCCTCGAGCCCGACGTAATAGGCAATTGACCCCTGATTCACAGGAGTCATTTGCCTGTCAGCGCGAGAGGCTTTCATTTCGGCCAGAGTTCCACCATTCCCAAGGTACATGGCGGTGCCAGCAGAGCAGTTGTACAGTCGTTTCGAATAACTGGTGCCAACGGTGCTTGTTCGCTTGGTGATTATGGTTCGCTCATTGCCCACTGAGTCTTTATAGATAACGGTATATTGTGCTCCGGGATCCGAGGGCACTGGCAGCGACGGCCCGATCTCTGTCGGCGCCTCTGTTGCCTTAGCTTCATCCGGGGTCAGCATAAACCTGCTCGCACCGTACGACCCAAAGCCAACAGCCAGAATGAGGGAGAAAAACAAACCAACTTTTCTCAACTTCGCAGTGGAGATATCGGTAGGAGGGATGCGAACACCCAGCTCCCGCTTGGTGTTGATTGATCGCTGTAGGTTGCTATAGCCCAGATATAGACGCGGGCAAACGAATATCAGAATCACCAACCCGATTGAACCGCTTAAAAACCATGGCATGAAACCTCCTGTAAATTACCTTCCTTAGGTAGCTATCGCGTTATGGGCTACCAAAGAACTGACGACCAGAATACTCGCCCGAGTATAAATATTGCCTTGGCAGCCATTTCAGCGACCGTGTACTCCTCATCCGGATGTTCGTCGCGATTAAAGCTCCGCATTCGAATTCCTCCGCCTGGCAATCGATAAAGGGTTTTAACCCTCAGTTGGCCGTCGTGATTGATTGCGTACATTTTGCCATCGACGACTGTCGTCTTTCCTTGATCCACGCCCACAGTGCAGCCATCCGGTAACACCGGCTCCATGCTGTTCCCGCTGACAGATACACATACAGCTTCTGATGGCTGAACGCCTTGCCTTCTCAGCGTGATTTTACCCATTCGCAATTTCTGCTTGTGGGATTGTTGAACGACGGTTTTTCCCCCGCCCGCAGACAGTTCCACTTCCTTGAGGAATGGCACATATACCTCATCATCATCCAAAGGCGTTTCATCGTCCCAAACGTCTATAGGTCCGATGAGAATCGCATTCGCTTCCGGCTTATCCAAGTCAAATTGCGGGCGTGGATGTGGCGCATTTTCATCGCCAGTCCCGGTCTGCAGCCAAATCATATTGACCCCTAGGTCGACGGCGACACTAAGAAGCTTTGCGCCAGGTACGCCCCTCGAAAACCAATTATTTAGCGTCTGATTGCTCACGTTGATTTGGCGTGCGAAGTCGGCAGGAGCTATGCGGCGCTCCTGCAATTTGTCTCTAAGGCGATCGCCTGAATGCTTGGTAGTCATAAACAGAAAGTTTACCTAGCTTGCGATGTTTATTAAATAAACGTATCGTTGACGAATGTTTACTCGTCAGCGGCGGAATGTTTATGAAACCCACAGCTTTGGATCGTGCCATACGGGCCGCCACGTCCGGTGTAGCTCTCGCGCGACTCTTGGATGTTTCGCCTATGACAATTTCCCAGTGGAAGGTTAGGGGAGTGCCAGCCAAACGCGTTCTCTCTATCGAACAGGCTACCGGGGTATCTCGCCACGAGCTGCGCCCCGACATTTATCCAGCAGATCCGCCGCAAGCCACCGTTATGACGGATTCATTTTGTGGTGCGTGATGCCGTGACGCCACATAAACAAATTCGAGGTTTTACGAATGCTGGACTTTCTTAAGGCTTGCCACAGCGTGGTTCAAGACGCTGATACCAAGAATCTTGCCACGCTGCTAGGCATGCCGCCGGTGAGCTTGCTGCAGCGCGGGAATGCCGACTACGACGGCGCCTGGTTCAACGTGAAACATTTGTATGCACTGCTACTGCATACCGAGGATATGAGGCCGTTGTCGGCACTGGCGGAAGAGTTCGGCTACGTGATCATAAAGACTGAGCAGCCCGCAGCGATTGGCGTTCAGCAGGCTTTGAGCAAAGTGGCTTACGAGATTTCCGAACTGACGATCGAGACCCATAGCGCCATGGCTGATGGCCGCGTTGACCAGATCGAGCGCGCCCGGATCATGAAAGAGATCAGTCACGCTGAAGCGGCGCTGGCTCAGCTGAAAGCGTCGGTAAAGGCTGCCTGAATTCCTGGCACAAAAAAGCCGGGCTGCAACCCGGCTCTTTCAACAACACTGTGAGGCCGATTATGCACGCGACAACCTCCCCACACAATCCCCGCCCTGATGCGACAGATTTTGGCCTATCGCAGAACCTGACACGTCAGCTCATGTCGTCCAGGGAGATCGCAGACCTGACCGGCAAGCGCCACGACAACGTCAAGCGTGACATTGTCGTGATGCTGAAAGACCTCAAGGCCGATGCCCTCAAGTTTGAGGATATCTATCTCGATGGGCGCAACCGCGAGCAGGTCCAGTATCTGCTCGACCGCGAGCACACCGACTGCCTGCTGACCGGTTACAGCGCCGAGTTGCGCATGAAGGTGATCCGACGTTGGCGTGAGCTTGAAGCGCGGGTCATCGGCCACGTCCAGATTCCCGCCGACTTTGCCCAGGCACTGCGCCTGGCCGCCGATCAAGTCGAGCACAGCCGACAGCTGCAGGAGGTCATCGACAGGCAGGCGCCCAAGGTTGCAGCGATTCAGCGTCTGGCCGCCGCCGAGGGCGCCATCTGCATTACCGACGCTGCGAAGCACCTGGGCATTTCCCCATCCAAGCTTTTTGACTGGATGCAGGCCAACCGCTGGCTTTACCGCCGTGGCGGGTCCACACGCTGGATCGCCATGCAGCCGCGCATTCGCTCCGGCTACCTGAAACACAAAGTGACCGCACTCAAGCCCGACACCGAAACCGGTATCGAGCGCGCTGCGTTTCAACCCCTCGTAACCCCGAAAGGCCTTGCGTGCTTGGCTGAAAAGAACATTGGAGCTGCGCAGTGAGCGTTCAAGCAATGACCTGGGCGATGGATATCCCGACGTCCTCCTTGGATAACCCCGCCGCGCGGCACGTCTTGCTGTGCATGGCCAACTATGCCGGACCTGAAGGCCGTGGAGCCTTTCCGTCTGCGGCGACTATCTCGAAACAGACAGGCCTTTCGGAACGCACGGTCCGCCTGAAATTGGATGAACTGGAGAAGGCCGGGTGGATCGCCGAGGGCAATCAGGCAATCGCTGCTGCCTACATCGACCGCCGCGACCGCCGCCCCGTGGTGTATGACCTTCAGCTAAAGCGGGGTGCAAATGCTGCACCCCGTAAAGATCGGGGTGCAGATGACCGCACGGGGTGCAGCTCACAACCGAACGGGGTGCAGGAAAACGCAGAACGGGGTGCAGCAGCTGCACCCAATACACCATTGAACCATCAAGGAACCGAAGAGCAGCAGCAGCGCGAGGTTTCGGACTTGATCGGCCGACAGGACCAGCAGGCCATCGATGATCTGGACAACCGCCAGCGGTACGCCATGTTCGCTGAGTGGTCGCCGAACAGCCGTTACCTGATCGCCCAGGCCCAGATCGCCGGGGTCAAGCCAACCGAAATCCCTGACTCGGTCGTGAAATCGTTCATGGGTTTCTTCGCCGCCAAGCCTGACACCGTGGACACGGCGGCGGGTTGGTGTCGTCGGCTGGTTGCCTGGTTTATTCGTGAGCGAGCCCAGGATGCGGTTGAAGTCGAGAACGAGACACCGGCACCGAGCAATTGGGCCGCGAAGGGGGTGACGCTGTGAGTGGTCCAATCCGCGCTGGTTACCTGGTTGAGCATCGGCAGGCTGACCCAACCTACAGCTATGCACCTGCGGTGCAGGTCGAGATTGATCCTGCCACGCAGCAAATTATCGACGAACTGTTCCTCCGGCTTCAGGGCGCCTGCGGCGCTTGGCGTCAGTCCTGGCCAAATCAAACAATCATGGACGCTTCGAAGCTCGAGTGGTTGGCGGAGTTCATGCGCTCCGGCATCACATCAATGGACCAGTTACGCCACGGTATGCGAATGGTCAGTGCCAGCAAGTCTGCATTCGTGCCAGCTCCCGGTGTGTTCGTGAGTTGGTGCTTCGCCCCTGAGGGACTTGGGCTGCCGAGCGTTGAGACCGCGTATTTACAGGCGCTGCGCAACTCTCACCCAGGCATGGAAGGGCGCGGAAAGTGGTTTCACCCTGCGATCTATCACGCTGCCGCTGCCGCTGGGTTTCTGAGCCTGCAAACACTTCCCAGGGAGCTTGGTATTGCTCGATTCGAGCAGAAGTATCAGGACCAGTGCCGGAAGATCTGGCGCGGTGAAGAGATACCGCCTGTGCCGGTCGCGCAAATAGCAGCGCCGGGGAAGTCCTGCACCGAGGAAGTTGGCAAGAAAGCTCTTGCCGAGCTGCGCGCTCGCCGTGGAGGTGCCCGTGGCTGATCGACGCCTGGCTATTCCCGAGATCGATACCTACCGTTTTGCGGTGTTCTGCTGCTCGTTCAAGGTGGATCTTGGATCGACACCTGATCATGCCTTGGCATTGTTCGTTGATGCTGCCATGGCCAGGCGTTACGGGGCCTGGATGTGGCCGAACACCTTCGAAGTTGTCGACGTGGTCACGGGGAAGTCGGTATGCGCGTGACCTCGAAGAAGCTTCGCGCATCGGCCAACGGGCAAGAGTGCACTGTTCGCATCCCGGGCACCTGCAACCACAACCCCGAAACGACTGTGCTTGCACATTTGCCTTGCGGGCAGAAGGGCATGGGCATGAAGGGCTTCGACACCGTAGCGGTATACGCCTGCAGCGCCTGTCACGACGCCATCGATGGGCGAGGCGCGGGCGAGATCGACTGGCAGGACATGCCTCGCGCAATCGCAGAAACCCATGAATCCCTGATTAGGGCCGGAATTCTCACCGTGAAGGGGGCTGCATGAGCGACCTCATGTTGCCGTGGCCACCTAAGGTGCTGAGCCCCAACGCTCGAGCGCACTGGGCAACTAAAAGCCGGGCGGCGAAGGCATACCGGGCTGCCTGCTTTCTGCTGTGCCGCCAGGCCGCTTTGGCGGTGCCCGCCGGCCGGGCGCTGCTCTCGCTTGAGTTCATCCCGCCTGACCGGCGCCGCCGAGACGATGACAACTGCATCGCCGCGTTCAAGTCTGGGCGAGACGGCGTGGCCGAGGCCCTGGGCATTGATGACAGCCGATTTGTGACCCAGCTGCAAATCAGCGCTGAAACCATCAAGGGCGGTGCCGTGCGGGTTCGCATCTCCGATTACATCGAGTGCAATGCATGAGCACCGCCGCAATTAAAATCACTGACGCCGAAATCAAGCGGCAGGCGGCCGGCACTGTACGGGATCTGCGGGATATCGAGAATCGTGGGCTGTACCTGCGCTTTGCTCAACGTCGCGCCCGGGCGTCGTGGTATCTGGTCCTGCAGGGCAAGTGGAACCTGATTGGCAGCTTCCCAGACCTCACGGCAAAGCAGGTCGTCGCGGCACTGCCGGGGATTCGCCTGCGGCTCGATGCCGGTGCCGGGTCGACACTGTCCAAGTGGGTCACCACCCGTGAGCTGCTGGACTGGTTCGCCGATCGGATGTCGCGGGACCGCAACCTCTCCGATAAGCGCAAGAACACCGGCGCCTCGGCCATCAAATGCCACCTGGTGCCGCGCCTGGGCGATCTGCCTCTGACCAGCATCGACAAGGCCACGCTCGACAGTGAGCTGATGTGGCCGCTACAGGAAACCATCTCCATCGACTATGTGCGGTCGGTGTTCCAACTGCTAGCCCTGGCCTTCCGGCAGGCATTTAAGCTCCGGCTGATCTCGGAAAACCCCATGAAGGACATCAAGTTCAAGGACTTCTCGACGGCCAAGGTCGGGATCAAGCCGTCGCGGCTGCGCGGCACCCAGTTGCATGACCTGCTGGCGAGCCTGGCGGCCGTGATTGCGGACAGCCCGCACGACGGCATGCTAGCGGTGATGATGCTCTGCCACGGCACGCGCATCGGTGAAACCCGCCAAGCCCGTTGGTCACACATCAGCCTGGCTGAGCGCGAGTGGTTCATCCCGGGTGAGCACACCAAGACTGGGGTCGAGCATCACCTGCCACTGACTGACCAAGTGCGGAGTCTGCTGGTCTGGTACCGGGACCGGCAGCAGGCCACTGGCTACGACGGGCAGTTCCTGTTCCCTGGCCGCAGCGGTGAAGGTCTCAGCGAGGGCAGGGCCAGCGCCGTGTTCTCCCGCGTCGGCAAGGGCGAGTGGACCAGCCACGACCTGCGCAAACTCGCTCGCACCTGCTGGGCAGATATCGGAATCGACCACCTGATTGGTGAGCTGCTGATCAACCATGCCATGGGCCACAACGTGAAGGTCTACGTCCAATCCGGCGTGATGGACCGCAAGCGCGACGCCTTGGAGAAGTGGCACGCCCATCTAGACGAGAAGGGCATGGCCCTCATTCACGCATTGACCGGCTTTAGATTCGAAGATTCTGATAACTCGCTACAGCCCACGGATGACGTGGCTTTGCGGGCAGTTGCCAACACCACCATAGGCGAGGTTTCAAAATGCTGATTTTGCTTGAAAGGCACACCGGCCTTGCCGTAAACCCCGCCGATATCAGCTCGATGGTGATCCGCAGTTCCAATGGCTGGCAGGTACTCGATATCCGAATGACGACCGGCGAGCGGCATATGGTCAGGCACACCGCCCACTGCCATGACGGCGACGACATTCATGCGGTGCACAAGCGGTTGCTGGAGGCGCAATGAAGAAGAGCCACGGCCCCGCTCTTCGCAAGGTGGCCCGCCCGCTCCGGGAGTGCGCCGATTGCCGTGGGAGCGGGCTGATTAAGGGGCTGTTCCACCAGATGGACTGCGCTTCATGCAACGCCTCGGGCTGGGTCTGTGCTGATACCGGCCAGGCCCTGGAGCTGCCCGAGCTGGTCCTGCAACTGAATATGAAGCTGCGAGCGATGGCTCGAGACCTGGCTAAAGCCGGGCACCAAGGCGGCCCGCAGCGGCAGTACGAACAGAACAACCGGCGCGGCGCCGGTGCAACGAACTTCACAGGGGATTGATATGCGGAACGTCAGCAGCTGCTACCTGCTCACCCATTGGGGAATATGGACCCGCATTCAGGCCGGGATCGGCGGCTACATCTGCCCGACCTATGCTCTGATGCGTGACAACGTGGCCACCGACCAGTTGCCCACCCCGGCCATCAATGATGCCGAGGCGATGTGGGTAGATCGCATGCTGTCAGTGTTGCGGGAGCGGGACCGTGATTGCTTCAACGCGGTGTGGCACTACTACCGCTTCGACGGGCTCACCTATCGCAAGCTGGGCTTGCTGCTGGGCTGCACCCATATGAAGGCGGCCGAGTTGGTGAAGTCGGGGGAATCCTGGCTTGATGGCCGAATGTCTGCCGTGCTCGAGGCGGCATGAATGATATGTAAAACATATCATTGACAGTGGATTACAGCGGTTGTACGATTTATTCCATGCTGCGAAAGCTGTAACAGCAAAGCACGCACCAGACTTCAGAACCCGGCCATCGCGCCGGGTTTTGTCGTTTTGACCCGCAGGCAGAGCGGGCCGCGAGGCGGGTCTGCACACGGTATCGCCGGTCGTCACGTGTACGAGCAGAACACCGGCAGCCACAGCGCCCGCTCCCTGACTCACCGGGCGGCTATGGCGGGCAGCGTGGGAAGACACGCACAACTATTCCAGGCCTCAGCATTCGCTGGGGTCTTTTCGTTTATAGCTCCCCGAAAGGGAGGACACCGGATGCCAACCATGCCTGAAAAGCCAGATACGTGGGCCGCGCTCTGGGTCGCTCTTTCGAATCCACTTTGGCAGGGCGCAATCATGGCGATCCTTATCTCGGCCCTTCGTGTTCTATACGACGCCAAGGAGACCAGTACACGCCGGATTGTGTTCGAAGCGCTGATCTGCGGCGGCCTGAGTCTGTCTGCCAGCAGCGTCATTGAATGGATGGCTTGGCCCTCGAGCCTGTCAGTCGCCGCCGGCGGCACCATTGGCTTCCTTGGTGTCACGGCGATACGAGAGCTGGTCACCCGTTTCCTGGGCCGCAAGGCGGACACACTATGAAGGCGTTCGCCGTTGCATTCGTTGTTGGCCTTGTCGCGCTGCTGTTGATTGGCTTTCAGCAGTACCGATACGTCGACCTGCAGGGTGACCTGACTGTCGAGACGAAGAGCAAGCAGGACGCCATCGCCGCCAACACCGAGAGCCAGGCCACCATCACCAGCCTGCGCGCCGAGGCCCAGCGCAACGCGGCCTACCAAGCTGACCTTGCCAAGCGGCTCAAGGACAGCGAACAGAAAGCCCTGAAGGCGAGGAAAGACTTTGAACAACTCAAGCGCACCAGCAAGCCTGTTCGTGACTGGGCTGCTCAGCCTTTGCCTGACGGCCTGCGCGGCAAGCCCGCCGCCACTGGTGGTAAAGACAACGGCGGTAAGGCTCGAACCCCCTGAGCTTGTGCCGTGTGAACGCATCAGCACGGTTGATGAAGACCTGGCACTGAACGGTGATTTGTGGACGCTGAAGGACAGGGCAGTGAACCTGCTCGACACCTGCGCCGATCAGGTAGACGCGCAGATCCTGCGCAGCCAGAGCAAGTAAAGAAGTCCTGGTACGTCGCAGTGCCAGGCTATCCCCCGTTCCCAATGATCATGCCAGAAGACCACGCCTGCGCTGGTGCACTGGCCTACGCCCGGTCGATCTGGCCGAGCGCAACCGTAGAGTGAGCAAGCCATGAGCAAAGTGATTGAGGTTGTTGTGATCGGCGCCGTTGGTTCCGGCAAGTCGCACGTGCTGTCTCTGATCGATAACGCGCTGCGCGATGGCTATGGCCCGCACACGCAGATCGTGTCGCGCGAGCTGTCGATGGAGCGCGGCCTGGGTAGCCCAAGCCCGCAGCCATCGGCCGACACTATCTTCTCGCTGAAGGAGCGCGGCCTGGTAAGCGGACAGATCGCTACCAACCTCAAGGTTGAGTTAGATACGACTGATATCGATGCATCGATTTCACGGGTTGAAGCCTTGCAAGGCTGCGCCTCCAGCTTCTTGCTTGACCCGCTCGAGCAGGCTATTGAGTCGACGGTGCGGATGCTGCGTGACGAGCATCAGCAGATGGCTGATGCAAAGGCCAGTCAGGATACGGCGTTGTCTGATCGGCTCGGCGCGCACCTTGACACGTTGCTGGTTACTCAGCTCAGTCGAGTGAAGGCGCAATGAAGCGTGATGATCAGTCGAGCCTACGGTATCTGCTGGAGTCCAGGCCGCTGGTACTGAAGCGAAACGGCATCCACGTTTGCCTGCATGACGCATTCAGCGGCGAAGTACTTGGCGGTCAAACCCGGGTTGAGATGATCCAAGAGGCTGACAGCATTACTGTATTGCGTGTCGACTTCGCCCTTGATGGCCGATACGTTCGGATTGATGGGGAGTAGTTTCCGTGACCCGGCTCAAGTCGCTTGGCAATCGCATCGGCACCCAGGCCAGCAAGCTGCCAATTACGCAGCCCGGCTCCTGGCGTACCGACAAGGCTACCTCAGGCCAGCGCGGCTACACCTACGCTTGGCAGAAGGCGAGCAAGGCTCATCTCCGCGAGCACCCGCTGTGCGTGATGTGCGATCGGGTCCGCCGTGTGACTGCCGCCACGCTGGTTGACCACATCGAGCCCCACCGGGGCGACATGGAGCTGTTCTGGAATCGCACGAACTGGCAATCCCTCTGCACGACCTGTCACTCATCCGTGAAGCAGCGGGAAGAGGCGGGCGGTCGCCTGTAGCACGCCAAATCCCCGAATTAATGCGCGAATTTGGTGCGGCACGTCAGTTCCCCGATGGGGGGGCTTTGAAAGTTCGCGGCTTTTGGGCTCTAGACCACCTGGGCCCCCATTCAGAGTTTTTTTCCCGTTCTGAGATTTTTGTTAATGGCTTTAACACCGAAAAAGCGCCGTTTCATTGACGCTTTGAGGGAAGGTGCGTCCAAAAAAGACGCGGCCATTGCAGCCGGATACTCAGAGAAAACGGCCTCCGCAGCCGGTTCTCGGCTCGCAAAAGACCTTGATGTGATTGCCGAGCTGCACAAGCTGAACGCCCTGGGCCCTGTTAAAAATGCCGTTAACAAGAATGACGGCGCTCAGGCGGGCCAAGACTCGCCGAATGGGCCGAAGGTGAGTGCCCAAGACGATGGTGAGAGTCGATTCGATCTGTCCCGGGCGCTGAACTATTCAGATCCGAAGGCCTATCTGCTGGCAGCCATGAATGATCACGAGATGGACCCCAAACTACGGGTCGACGCTGCCAAGTCGCTGATGCCCTTCATGCACCAGCGCAAAGGCGAGACCGGCAAGAAGGAAAACAAGTTGGAGGAAGCGAAGGATGCCGCCGGGGGCCGTTATGGCACCGGAAAGCCGCCGCTGCGGTCGGTGAAGTAAAATGGAATGGACCACAGCCTGTCCGGACTGGGAGCGCCGAATTCTTTCGCGCCAGTCGCTCATTCCTTTTGCGCCGCTGTACCGGGACGAGGCTGAAGCCGCCCTGGACTTGTTCAAATCGCTGCGGGTAGTCGATGTGCCAGGGCAGCCAACCTTCGGCGAGTGCTGCGAAGAATGGGTTTTCGACTTCGTGGCCGCTATTTTCGGCGCCTACGATGCCGAGACCGGCAACCAGATGATCCGCGAGTTCTTCCTGCTGATCAGTAAAAAGAATTCAAAGTCCACCATTGCCGCCGGGATCATGGTTACCGCCCTGGTGCGCAACTGGCGTGACAATGAAGAGCTGCTGATCCTGGCGCCGACCATTGAAGTCGCACAGAACAGCTTCAAGCCCGCCGCCGCCATGGTCAGGGCCGACGAAACGTTGGTCAGGCTGCTCAACGTCCAGGACCACATCCGGACCATCACGCACCTGAACACCAAGGCAGCGCTGAAGGTGGTTGCCGCCGACTCCGACACGGTGTCAGGCAAGAAATCCGGCAAGATTCTGGTGGACGAACTCTGGATCTTCGGCAAGCGCCCGAACGCGGACGCGATGCTGATGGAGGCCACCGGCGGACAGATTTCCCGCGACGAAGGCTTCGTGATTTTCCTCTCTACCCAGAGCGACGAGCCTCCCGCTGGCGTATTCAAGGAAAAGCTCGACTACTACCGCGATGTCCGGGACGGAAAGATCCAGGACAAGAAATCGCTCGGCGTCCTCTACGAGTTCCCGACCGCGATGGTGGAGACTGAGGAATACCTCAAGCCGGAAAACTTCTACGTCACTAACCCGAACATGGGCCGGTCGGTCAGCCGCGAGTGGCTGAAAGATCAGATGATCAAGGAAGAGCAGAAGGAGCCAGGCGCTCGCCGGAAATTCCTTGCCAAGCATCTCAACGTTGAGATCGGCATGAACCTGCGGGCGAACCGCTGGGCTGGTGCTGAATTCTGGGAAGTGCAGGGCAAGGTCAAGAAGGTGACCCTGCAGCAGCTCATCAAGCGCTGCGAGGTCATCGACGTAGGGATCGACGGCGGCGGCCTGGATGACCTGCTGGGATTGGCGGCTGTCGGCCGCGACGCGGTGACCCGTGAATGGTTGGCTTGGACGCGAGCTTGGGCGCACCCGTCGGTGCTCGAGCGCCGCAAAAGCGAGGCCCCGCGCTTCCACGACTTCGCAAAGGACGGTGATCTGATCCTGGTCGAACGGATCGGCCAAGACGTGGAGGAGGTGGCCAGCCTGGTGCTGGAAATCTACGAGTCCGGCTTGCTGGATATGGTTGGTGTCGACCCGGCCGGTGTGGGGGCGATCCTTGATGCGCTGATAGCGGTCGGCATTCCTCAGGCATTGGTCATTGGCATCTCTCAAGGCTGGCGCCTGGGCGGCGCGATCAAGACCGCGGAGCGCAAGCTGGCCGAAGGCGGCCTGATTCACGGCGGTCAGCCGATGATGGCCTGGTGCTGTGGTAACGCCAAGGTAGTACCGGCGGGCAACTCGATCCTGATCACCAAGCAAGCGTCCGGTACCGCCAAGATCGACCCCTTGATGGCCTTGTTCAACGCCGTTGAACTCATGTCGCGCAACCCGGTGGCACGCGGGAACGTCGACGACTTTTTTGATGATCCGATAATGGCAGGACTCTGATGGCGAGCAAAAAGCAACCAGGGCGGGTTCGCTCTGCTCTTCAGAGCTGGCTGGGTATTCCGGTGGGTCTCACCACCGAGACCTTCTGGCAAGAGTGGTTCGGCACATCGAACAGCGGGAAAAGCGTGACCGTGGACGGTGCAATCCGATTGTCTACGGTATGGGCGTGCGTTCGGCTGCTGTCCGAGTCGGTTTCTACGCTTCCATTGAAGCTTTATCGGCGCCTGCCCGATGGATCGAGGGAGTCAGCGAAGGATCACCCTCTGTTCCGCGTGCTCTGCCGCTCACCTAACGCAGAAATGACGCCTCAGCGCTTCATGCTGATGGTGGTAGCCAGCATTTGTCTTCGCGGCAACGCATTCGTGGAGAAGAAGTTCGTTGGTAGTCGGCTCGTAGCGCTGAACCCGCTCATGCCCCAGTGCATGACGGTCAAGCGGCAGGAAAATGGCCGCCTGAAGTACACCTACACCGAGAACGGCACAGAGCGGGAAATCCCGGAAAAGAACCTGATGCACATTCGGGGCTTTGGCCTGGATGGTGTGTGCGGGATGCTGCCCGTGACGACTGGGCGCGACGTCGTCGGCGCCGCAATGTCGGCGGAAGAAGCGGCGGCTAAGGTATTTGCAAATGGCCTGCAGGCTTCCGGTTTTCTGACTGTTGAGGGCGGGGCCGCGCAAGGCGCCGGCACGCTGACACCAAAACAGCGAGATCAGTTGAGGAAGGCGCTGGATGCGTTCAGCAGTTCGAAGAACGCTGGCAAGACCATGGTGCTCGAGGCTGGGCTGAAGTACCAGGGCATCACAATGAACCCTGAAGCGGCCCAGATGCTGGAAACCCGCTCGTTCAATGTTGAGGAAATCTGCCGTTGGTTCCGTGTGCCGCCTTTCATGGTCGGCCACATGGACAAGCAATCCAGCTGGGCGGCCAGCGTTGAGGCGCAGAATCTCCACTTTCTGACCAACAGCCTGCGACCCCTGCTGGTGAACATTGAGCAGGAAATCACCAGGTGCCTGATCGGCGACGTTGATGCCGAGGAGTACTTTGCTGAGTTCTCCGTAGAGGGTCTGCTGCGGGCCGACAGTTCTGGCCGTGGCGCTTGGTACAACACAGCACTCATGAATGGCTGGATGAGCCGCAACGAGGTTCGCCGCCTCGAAAACCTGCCGCCGATCCCGGGCGGCGATATCTACACCGTCCAGTCGGCCATGGTGGCACTGGAAAGCCTGGAAAACAGCGAAGACGTATCCGCCAAGTTCAACCGGTTCATGTCGAAGGCGCTCCACGCGCATAAGGATGGCGATCGGGAGGCCACAAGGCAGTTGCTGCATGACATCTGTACCGCGCTCGACGGCGGCGACCCTGACGCACCGACCATGGCGCACGCCCTCATCTCGATTTCGCGCCTCAGCATCACCGAACCAGCGGAGTAACCATGACTATCAGAACCCTGCCTGCTGCGCCGGCGGAACGCCCGCGCATGAGCGCTTCATCGGATCTGCTCCCGCAGGCGCTCGAGCGGTGGAACCCGGACATTCGAGCCGCGGCTGATGACGAGAACACCATTTCGATGTTCGACCCCATCGGTTACGACTACTGGACCGGTGATGGCGTCACTGCCAAACGGGTTAGCGCCGTGCTTCGCAACCTGGCCGGCGCCGACGTAACCGTGAATATCAACTCCCCGGGCGGCGACATGTTCGAAGGCCTGGCGATCTACAACCTTTTGCGCGAGTACAAGGGCAAGGTGACCGTGAAGATACTGGGCATTGCCGCATCGGCAGCGTCCGTGATCGCCATGGCGGGCGACGAGATCCGCATGGGCCTGGGCGCCTTTCTAATGATCCACAACTGCTGGGTGGGCATCGCCGCCAATCGCCTGGGTCTGCGCGAAATGGCCGACTCCCTGGAGCCTTTCGATAAAGCCATGGCCGGTATCTATGCCGCTCGCACCGGTGACGATATTGCCGCCATGCAGGTGCTGATGGACGCCGAAAGCTGGATCGGCGGTGGTGATGCCATTGATCAGGGCTTTGCGGATTCACTCCTCGACAGCGCGGAGCTGAAGGAAGGGGCCAAGGCCTCCAGCCCGCAGCAAATTACCGCCCGCCGCCTTGATGTGATCCTGGCCAAGCAGGGCATTCCTCGCTCCGAGCGACGAGCAATGATTCAAGAACTCAAAGGGGGTACGCCTGGCGCTGCTCTCGACGGTACGCAAAACGCTGCCGACACCCCGGCCGATCTGGCCCAACCCATTGCCGACCTGCAGGCCGCCCTGGCCCGCTTTTCGGCAGCTGCGAACCGTTAAAGGAAAATGAAATGACTGACAAAACTACCGCTGAGCTGCTGAAGGATGTTTCGGCAGAGCTGACGAAAGCCTCCAGCGATTTCAGCAAAAAAGCCGAAGATGCGATGGCTGAAGCGAAGAAAGCGGGCAGTCTGTCCGCCGAAACCAAGGCGACCGTCGACGAGATGGCCACCAAGTTCAACTCGCTGACCGAGGCTGAAAAGCAGCTCAAGGCAAAGCTGGGCGAGCTGGAGCAGGAGTTTGCTCGCCTGCCGGCAGCCAGTGCGCCGCAGACCCGCGACGGCCTGGGCGCAACCGTCATCAAAAGCGAGGCTCTAAAGCAGTTCGCGGCCAGCGTGGAAGGTGGCAAGCGCGTCAACATCCCGGTGAGCGCGGCACTGCTGTCGACCGATATCCCCACGGGTGTCGTCGAGCCGCAGCGTCTGCCAGGCATTGATGTCGCGCCGAAACAACGCCTGTTCATTCGTGATCTGATTGCACCGGGCCGCACCAGCTCCCCGACCATCTTCTGGGTTCAGCAGACCGGCTTCACCAATGCCGCGAAGGTCGTTGCTGAAGGCACCGCGAAGCCGTATTCGAACATCCAGTTCGCGACCAAGCTGACAGCCGTATCCACCCTGGCGCACATGTTCAAGGCCTCCAAGCAGATCCTGGATGACTTCTCGCAGCTCCAGTCGCAGATCGACGTGGAGATGCGCTATGGCCTGAAGTACGTCGAAGAACAGGAAATTCTGCTCGGCGACGGCACTGGTGTGCATCTGCACGGCATCGTGCCCCAGGCAACGGCGTTCGACGCAGCCTTCGAAGTGGAGAGCCAGAACGGCATCGACGACCTGCGCTTGGCGATGCTGCAGGCCCAACTGGCGCGCCTGCCGGCCTCCGGCCACGTCCTGCACTTCATTGACTGGGCAAAGATCGAGCTGACCAAGGACACGCTGGGCCGTTACATCCTGGCCAACCCGCTGGGCCTGGCTGGTCCCATGCTGTGGGGCCTGCCGGTGGTCTCCACCGAGGTTCCTGCCTTCCAGGGCAAGTTCCTGACCGGCGCCTTCCAGACCGGCGCGCAGCTGTTCGACCGCGAGGATGCCAACGTGGTGATCTCCACCGAGAACGCTGACGACTTCGAGAAAAACCTGATCTCGGTCCGCTGCGAAGAGCGTGTCGCGCTGGCCGTGAAGCGCCCCGAGGCCTTCATCTACGGAACCTTCACCCCTCCAGCGCCTTAATCCATGAGCAGGCCGCCTCACTGGCGGCCTGCCGGAGATCATCATGAAGCTGAAAACTCTGAAACCGCTGTACCTGGGTGGTCGCACCCTGGTCGAGGGTGAAACCTTCGAAACCATCGAACAGCATGGTCGCGAGCTGATCACCAAGGGGTACGCCGTCGAGGTGTCGGAAGGAGATCCGGCGGTGACGCTGGGCGAAGAAGATGCCGCTGGCGCGGGCGTGTTGACCAGTGGTTCGGTAGAAATCACGCCGAAAACCGAAAAGCCCAAAAAACCAGCGAAAGGCGACTGATCATGTCGGTGATCGATATCGAAGTGGCGATGCAGCACTGCCGGGCGGAAGAGGTCGACCGTTCGGACGTTCTGCTCAAGCTTGAGGCGGCTGAAGATTCGGCCGCCACGTATCTCAACCGGTCGTTCTATACCGACGCAGACGCTATGGCTGAGGCCCTACTGGCCGGGACCGCTGGCGATGATCCGATTGTCATCACCAAATCGATCACCGCCGCCTGCCTGCTGATCCTCGGCAGCCTGTATGCAAACCGAGAAGATGCTGTGGTGGGCGTCAGTGTCGCTGAACTGCCGCAAGGCTCGCGCTCGCTGTTGAGCCCCTACCGCGTGGCGCTGGGGGTCTGATGAGAGCCGGGCGATTGCGTCATGAATGCTCAGTCATGGGCTACCAGCAAATCAGTGACGGTATGGGCGGCGGGGAAAGCGGCTGGGTTGAATTGCGCAAGGTCCGCGCTGAAATCACGATGCCGACCGGGCGAACTGCCGTGGTAGCCCAGCAGATCGAGGCTCAGATCTCGGCGGAGATTCGCTGCCGACCATCCCCCGACCTGATCGCCGGGTTGCGCTTGGTTCACGGCAGCATCGTCTATCTGATCGAGGTGCCACTGCTGGACAACGACCGCACGATGCTGCGGTTGTTGTGCTCGGTGGTGCCAGCATCTCAATTGACAGCAGGGGGTTGATATGGCCAGGCGTTCCCGTGGTGATTTCAAGCTGCGCGGTCTGCTGCGGCGGATCGGCAACCAGATGGAAAGCGATCTCCGTCCAGCGATGGTCCGGGCATCCGAGATGGTCCTGGCCACTCAAAAGGACCTGATTCCCAAGGATACCCACAAGGCGGAAGAGGCTCTGGAGGCGTTCGTATCGAAATCCGGGCTGGATGCGCAGATCGGCATCCGTGGCAAGCGCGACAACCGGAAGTTTTTCTATGGGAAATTTCTGGAGTACGGCACCAAGCAGTACAAATTCGGTAATGGCGTGATGGCCGCGCGCCCGGCGCATCCCTGGCTTCGACCCTCTATCGACCTGCACCGGGATGACATTGTCTTGCTCATCAGGAGCGCAATCATCAGCACCCTGGCCAGGGCTGCCCAGGAGGCCAAATGAGAGATCCATCGCTTGCGCTACAGACGGCGTTGTATCAGCGCCTCACTGCGGCGCTCGCGGCCCAGTCAGTGCCTGTGTATGACGCCGTGCCTAATGGCACGCCTTATCCCTATGTGACCCTCGACTATGAGGCCGTGGACAACACCACCCCAATATCGGGCCTAAAGCGCGAAAACCGCCTGTTCTACCTGTCGGTCTGGTCGAACTACAAAGGTCAGGCCGAGGTAAAACGCATCAACGCCGCAATTGCCGAGGCGTTGGACGAGCAACCGCTGGCGCTGAGCACCGGCACCGCCGTCTCGGTGCGCGTCCTGCGCACGGGCACCAATCGCGAGCCAGACGGCGTGACCTACATGGGCTCCGTCACGCTTCGAATCATCACCCAGCACTGATATTGCCGAGCAACACCAGCACCCGCCATTGAGCGGGTTTTTTCGTTTCATCCGCGCCCTGGAGGGCAACATGACAGTAAAAACTTCCGCCGGTATCTCGGTCCTGCTGGGCCCGGCACATGACGTCAACTACGCCGAGGACGCCGCCGGCCGAACCGCCGCAGTCACCGCCCTGAAAGCGCTGATCTACAAGGAACTTGGCGAGGTCGAAGACGCTGGCGAAATCGGCGACGAAGCGGCAACCACCGACTTCACTGCTTTGGCCAATCGCCGCAAGCGCAAAGTGAAGGGCACCTTCGATGCCGGTACCCAGCAAATCACTCTCGGCGATGACCCAGACGACGAGGGCCAGACCGCTCTCAAGTTGGCGCTGCGCAGCGATTCCAACTTCGCGGTGAAGATGGATTACGGCGATGGCACTGCCGACTATTACCTGGTCCAGGTTCTGAGCTTCCGCAAGCAGATCGGCAGCGCCGACTCCATCCGCAAGGCTTCGGTATCGCTGGCGATCAACTCCGCGATCTACGAAGAAAGCCTGTAACCCGCTCGGGGCTTCGGCCCCGGCACACCATCCCTTTTCAACCCTGACCCCCCCCTCTATCCCTAAGGTAAAAAACCATGTCCAAGACTGACCACGGCACCGTTGAAGCAATCGTCGGAGATAACTCGTACACCCTGGCATTCAAGCTGAAGGCCGTGAAGCGCATCGAGCGCGTATTCGGCGGCATTCTGCCTGCCATGCAGGAAGTGCAGAAATTCAACCTGACCGCTGTAACTCAGGTTATTGCCGCCGGTGCCGATCTGGCGCTGAAGCCCAAGGAAGTCGAAGCGCTGGAAGAAGAAATCTACGACGCCGGCATCATCAGCGTGACGCCTCCGCTGATCGAGTACCTGTCCGCGCTGCTGAACCCGGCTGCGAAGACCGCTGAACAGCTCGAAACCGCTTCCGCCAAGCCGGCGACAGGCGCAAAAAAGTAAATCGGCCCGAAAACGGCAGCTATGTCGATGAACTGTTCGGCATAGCCACCGGCTGCCTCGGCTGGCCGCCGAGTGAGGCCTGGGCCACGCCGGTACCCGAGATCCTGATGGCCTGGGATGCCAAGGTCGAGTTTCTGCGCAGCACCAACCCGTTCGGGGCTGGTGACGGCAAGCCCACGCCGCCCAAACCACCGGCCAACGAAACTCAGGACGAGAAGCGAGCACGGATCAAGGCCCAGATGGGCGCGCGCAAGGTGCGGGATCATGGTTAAGCGTTAAAACGACGCAGTTGTCGCTGGTTTGATAGTCTCGGTTTTTTTCAGAGGGACTTGATATGAAATGGATTGCACTTGTAGCTGCGACACTGCTGTGTGGTTGCGCGTCCACACCGAATGATTTTACTGATTTTGAAAAGGCCCAGGCGTCCAAGGTCACGCTGTATGGATTGGGGGAGAACGCTCCCGCGAATAAGGCTTTGGGCAAGGTAGAAAGCAACTCTTGCGACAGTAAAACCATGGCCCGATACGCCGGTAGCCGAGAGGAGGCCGAGTTCGTGCTGAAACTCGAGACTGTTCGGCGCGGCGGCGACATGGTTACCGGTTACAGCTGCGGCGTGAGAGCTGTTGACCTAGTCAGTAACTGCTGGGCATCACAGCGCTGTGAAGGCATGGCCGCCAAAGCCAACTGAAATTCAATTTTGAACAAGCCCACTTCGGTGGGTTTTTTTTCGCCTGGAGAAAAGTGCATGTCAGGTCAAGAAGTCCAGGGGATGCTGATCCGCCTCGAAGCGACCACGGCACAGCTCCGTCAGGAGATGGCCAAGGCCGACGCGACCGTAGCGCAGGTATCTGGGCGAATTGATACGCAGCTTGGTCATGTCGACAGCGCGTTTGACCGGGTGGGGCAGAGTGCCCGGGCGGCGGGCGACATGGTCAAGACCGCTCTTGCTGGCGCGGTAAGTGCTGCTGGCTTGAGCGAGTTGCTGCGGCACGCCGAGGCCTATACAACTGTTGCGAACCGGCTGAAGCTGGTCACGACGAACGCTGCCGAGTTCACCGCCGCCCAGAATGCCGTATTTGATATCGCTCAGCGTTCTGGCCAGCCTCTGACAACAACGGCAGAGCTATACCAGCGCATTGCAACGAACCAGAAAGAGCTGAAGCTTTCCGGCCAGGGTGTCGCCGGGATCGTTGAGACCATCGCGAAAACGATGGTGATCAGCGGATCTTCTACCGAGTCGGCAAATGCGGCATTGATTCAGCTGGGCCAGGCTTTCGCCTCTGGCGTGTTGCGCGGCGAAGAGCTGAACAGCGTCATGGAACAAGCCCCGGCGCTGGCCCAGGCGATCGCTAAGGGCATGGGCGTTTCTGTGGGTGCGCTTCGCTCGTTGGGCGCTGCTGGCAAGCTCACTGCTGACTCTGTGGTGAAAGCGCTCCAGGCCCAGGCATCGGCGGTAAACGAGCAATTCGGCAGAATGCAGAACACGGTCAGCACGGGCATGACCCGGCTCGACAACTCGGCCACTAACTTGATCGGCAAGTTCGATCAGGCTACCACCACGAGTTCCCGGCTTTCAGACGTGCTTACAGGCATGGCCAAACGGTTGGATTCGGTATCCGCTGATGGTGACTCGTTTTCAGAAACTGTTGCGCGCGTGACAAATGTCGTTGAGACGCTGGCCGGTGTCATCGGCGCCCGCCTGGCCGTAGCGGTTGGCCAGTCGGCGGTTTCATTTGTGTCGGCGACGAAGGCATCCCTTGAGCAAACTGCCGCTCTTGTACGATCAGCTGTTGCGGCAAATGCTGCGACGGTGGCCGAGGCCGCCAGTGCAAAGCAGACGATGCTGACAGCGGCATCCCGACAAGCGGATGCCAAAGCTCTGCTCGAGCGCGCGAACGTTGAGTTGGCGACTGCCGAACAAAAAGTTGCTGCTGACCGCATGCGCCAAGCCAGTGAAGTCGGCAACCTGCAAGCGGTACAGAGCGCTTTAGTTGCTGAGCGGGCGCTTGAGGAGCAACGCCTGCGGGCGCAGATAACCGAAACCGGTCGCGCTCAGTCTGTCGCACGCTTGGCTGAGCTTCGCCTTTCCGAAGTGGCAATTATCAACCAAGTGAAAGTTGCCGAGGTTGCCCTGGCTGAGACTACGGTGGCTACATCGGCTGAAATTCAGGCGGCGTACAAAATCAGGGCAGCCGCTGCAGCTGGATATGCAGAAACTACCCTGGCTGCGAACGAGGCGATTGCGCTATCTGACAAGGCCACCGCTGCTGCCACGGCAACGTCTCGGTCCATTGCAGGGGTATCGGCTGCAGGCGGTGGCCTTATGGGCTTGCTTACCGGCCCTGTCGGGCTTATCGCGACGGCTGGCCTAGTCGCCCTCTCTTTTTTCAACTTTGGCAAAGGAACTGACGCTGCCACGCAAGCGCTGATTGATCAGCATGCCACTGTCGACGAGTCGATCAAGAAATTTGAAGAGCTCGGAGCGGCGACCCAACGGGTTCAAAGGCTGACCTGGATTGATGAGCAAAAAGAAGCGCTCAAGGAGGCAAGTAGTGCTCTGGACGATTACACCTATAAGGTAGAGCGGGGTATTGCCTTTCGAGATGATGGAGCCGACAAATTCCGGGCAATGATTAATGAGGTGAAGAGTGGTCAGCGCGATCTGAGCAGCGTGACCTCATGGCTGGAAAGCACGATCAAGCTATACCCGGAATCCGAGAAGGAACTGGCAAAGCTTACCCAAACCTACGATAACAGCACCACTCGGGCTGGCGAGCTGGCAAAAGTCCTGAAGGGCGTGACTACCGAATCGGGTAATACCGCCAAGGCGGCCACAACCCTGGCCACCGCACAACAGGCCTCTGCGGGGCAGAGCGCTGCAAACGTTGCAGCTTGGGATAAATACTATTCACAACTGATCAAGACGCGGGATTTGCTCGGCGCTAATACTGAAGCAGAGGCCGCATATACTGCCGCGAGGATGGGCGCTACGCCGGCGCAAATCGCCGCCGCCAAGCTGATCGGCGAGCAGACCGATACTCTCAAGGCATATCAGGAGGCGATCAAGCAGAGCAACGAGGTCGAGAAAGCGGCGCTGCGGATCAAACTCGCCGGTCTCTACGCTGCGGAAGACGCGCAGAATGATGCCGCTGCCGCCCAGAAGAAGGCTCTTGAAGATACCGCCAAGGCTGCTGAAGCCAGCGCGGGCCGCCAGGTAACGGCGATGCAGCAGGTCATTGATCAGACTCTTCGGGTCGTTCAAGGGCAGAACCTGCTTCTGGTGCAGCCTCAAAAGCCGGGCAACCTTTCCGGCGCGGCGTTGCTAACTTTTGGCGCAACAGCTCCGGCGGCTCCGGTCGTGCCGAGGGCCTCACCTGGCGAGCGAGCCGCAGCGGCCACTGCGCAGCTGGACGCAACAACAGAGGCGAACAAACGAGTCGATAAAGCTGCGAATGCTGCCGCCGCCGCGCTCAAGGCCCAGGCAAAAGCGCTCCAAGACCTGCTGGACAAGTCGGGTATCTCGACAAAATCCGCCAACGACATGGCCGACGCCTACCTGGGCGGCGCCGATAACGTCAGGGCGATGACGATCCAGCAGAAGATCGAAGAGGAACTGCTCAAGACTGGAGCTGGCGCGCGCGACAAGGTCACCCAAGCCATCAACGACATGCAGGATGCCGAGGATCGCCGGGACGTCGCCAAGGCCGCTGCCGCGATGAAAGTCGAGGTCGATCAGACCCTGGCCCAGGCCAAAGCCACGCTGCAGGGTTCCGACGCGCTGGAGGTATACAACGTCAACAAGTCCATGCAGGTGGAACTCGCTGGCAAAAACATCCAGTACGGCAGCAAAGAGTACGACCAGCTCCTGAAGCAAACGAAGGCGCAACTGGAGGCAAATAAAGCTCTGGAGGCTGCGAACAAGGCAAACGACCTAGTGGACCGGCTTAATCCGCAGGTCAAGCTGCTCAAGGATTACACCGAGGACCAGAAGGCGCTCAACGCCGCGATGGAGCTGTACCCGGAAAAAGCAGACACCTACCGCGATGCCCTTGTGAAACTGGGCAACGAGTACGAAGTGAATCGCAGCAAGGCCACGATCTGGGGCCAACTGACCGAGGGGGCAATCGACCGCATCGACCAGGCATTCGCCAGTGCCTGGGCGAATATCGGCAGCGGCGCGGGAAGCCTGTGGGATGACCTGAAGAAAGGCTTCAAACAGACCTTGGGCGAGATTGCCCACATGCTGACCACCAAGCCGTTGCTGAACTCGATCAGCAACTGGCTGACCGGGACCGACAATGGCCAGGGCCTATCTTCTGTCTGGAGCAAGCTATTCAGCAGCGTGAGCGGATCGTCTTCCGGCTCGAGTGGCGGAGGCATGTCGTTCGGAAGCGCCTTCAGTACCGCGAGAACCGCAGCGGATGGGCTCAGTAGCAACTTCGGTAAGGCCGTCATCCAGGGCTGGAACGGTGGTGATGGCCCCATTGCTGGACTTGAAGGCGCATTCAAGAACGGCGCCGACTACATCAGCACGACCCTGACCAGCGCTTTCAACACTGGAAGCCAGGCGGCCGCTGGCGTACTCACTGACGGCGTGTACAACCTGAGCTCCAACACGGCCGCGGCCACGGTGAACCTCGAAACCAACGCCGTGACTGTCGGCGGGCAGACCGTGGGAACCGCTTCGGACCTCACTACAACCGCTGCCAGCAGCAGCCTGGAAACACTCAGCGTTGCTCTCAGCTACATTCAGGGCGTGTACACCATCTTCCAATCCTTTCAGCAGTACGGGTTGAAAGGTGCGGCGGTTGCTGGCGGCGCTGCGGCGGCTGGTGCCTACATTGGTTCGTTCTTCGGTCCACTGGGCACGGCTGTTGGTTTCGGTATTGGCGCTATCGCCGGGGCCTTCGGCGCCGACAAGCTGTTTGGTTCTGGCGAGAAATACCCCGAGCTGTCTACTTCGGCTAGCGGCACCTACAGTGGCGGAAAATACGCGAGCAAGGGCTGGGTATCTGGCTGGAACGACGGTGAGCCGAAATTCGGCAACAGCGCCGATGCCGCGCTCGACTCCACTGTCCAGAAGTTCACTACCACGCTCGGCATGATCTACAGCGCGTTCGGCAGTGATGCCAGCGTCTCGCTCTCCGACACTATGCGGCAGCGGCGGACCTCCGGCGATTACTCCAGTGGTTACAGTGCAACTCTGGACAACGGCAGTCAGATCAATATCGTTCAGCAGCATGCCGGGGGCGATTTCGTCCAGGGTCTGAAGGACAACTACGACGATGTGATGGGCACTCTGCTGGCCCAGTCGATCATCGGTTCTGACTCGGTACCCGCTTACTTCAAGGCGCAGTTCCAGAAGTTCGCAACCGACTGGGACGCCACGGCTGAAGATGTGGTCGGTGCGATTGAGGGCATTTTTACCCGCTTCAACGGGGTGAATGACGCCATCGCGTCGATCAACGTCAAGACCCTGAAGCTCGACGACACCGGCATGGCCGCATCGGATGCGGTACTGAATCTTGTTGCCTCGATCTCTGATTTGGACGTTGCGTCGGCGACGGCGAAAGACAAGGTCAAAGCGCTGCAAGACCTCATTAACACCTACTACGGCACGTTCTTTACCCAGGAGGAGCAATTTCAGGATCTGACCGACCGGCTTGGCGCAAACCTGGGGGCCTATGGCGTCAAGCTGCCGGATACCCGCGAGCAGTATCGCCAGATGGTCGAAGATATCGACCTGACGACGGCGGCGGGGGAAAGCCTGTTCGCAACTTTGATGGGCCTTGCTAGCACGGCGGACGCTTACTACACCGAGATCAAGAAGCGGGCCCAGGACGCGGCAAGCTCTGCTTTCAGTGCGCTCCAACGCTCGATCTCAGCACAGCAAAAAGCAACAACTGACGCCTATAACGCGCAGGTCGCCTCCATCAATGACATGGCCAGCACCGCCGCGAAAAGCGTCAGCGACATGACAGCGGTGAGCACGTCGCTGAGCAATGCGCTTAAGGCCCTGAACGGAACGTCTGACGACGCAGTGAAGCAGCTCCGCGTACAGGCGCAGGCCACATTGCAGGCGGCTCTTGCCACTGCACGGTCGGGCGGCTCACTCGCTGGCTTCGAGGGATTGGACGACGCACTGAGCACGGTCAGCACCAACAACACAGATCTGTATTCGTCCATGGAGGACTTTGCACGGGACCAGGGTCGTACAGCGAACGTCGTTGCCGAGCTGAATGCCCTCAACGGTAAACAGCTCACCTCGGCAGAGCAGACGGTCAAGACCCTGCAGGATCAGCTCGACCAGGCGAAATCTGCCTACGACACCCAGATGGCGCAGTACGACTCCGAGCTTGCCTTTGGCCAGGCCCAGCTCGATGCACTCAACGGCGTGGACACCTCAGTGAAAACTGTTGCTGCTGCGGTAGCCGCGATGAATGCCGCTGTTGTTGCTGCGCTGGCGACTCTGCCCCGCACGGGCGCCGGTAGCGCGGTGGCCAACACGCCGCAGAACAACGCCAATCTTATCGATTCGATTTATCAGACCGTCCTCGGCCGGGATACTTCGAACGATGCCGGTGGCGCGGCGTACTGGGCGCAGATGCTCAACAGCGGCACGCTCACCTACGACCAGATCGCAGCCGCGATCGCAAATTCAGCGGTAGGTGGTGGCGGCACAGCAGCAGACGCTTCGAACGCTGGTAAGTACCTGGGCCTGCCTGGTTACGCGACTGGCGGTCTGATCGGCGGTCCTGGGACAGGCACAAGCGACAGCATCATCGCCAAGCTCTCGAACGGTGAGTACGTCATGTCCGCTGATGCGGTGCAGATGTTCGGCACCGGGCTGCTCGATCAGATGAACGCCGGCCGGATACCAGCGTTTGCGCAAGGCGGCGGAGTGGCCGGGCCGCAACTGGAGGTCACACGCCCGAGCCAGATCTACCGCGAGTCGAACTCGTCCGCGCAATCCAACCAGGGCGGCGATGCCGCAACGGCAGAGGAGGTGCGGGCGTTGCGCGAAGAGATTCGACCTGCGCTGATCGCAATCGCTTCGAACACCAAAAAAACCAGCGACAACACCGGCCAGCTCGCCGAGGTCGGGACGCAGGTTATCGGTACCGTACAGACGAAGGTAATAGCATGAGTCAAATGATCGTTGTTCCGGGCTTGGAGATCACCCCAGCCCGGATGGTGGCCAATACGCTGCCGGCTGCTGACTACGATGCGTGGAGCGCGACCAAGGCGTATGCGATTGGTGACCGCGTGACGATTGATCAGATCAACTACGAGGCCCTGGTCGCGCACACAAATCGTAATCCTGTCAGCGACACCGTAACGCCTGCTGCCTGGCTCAATTTGGGTTGGATCAACCGTTACCGGATGTTCAACAAGCAGATCGGCAACGTCTGGAGCATCGGTACCTTTACGAGCAATGCCAACGCTATCGATGTGACCATCGCGCCTGGTCAGCGGGTCAACTCAATTGGCCTTGTCGGGGTGTTTGCTTCAAGCGTGCGCATCGTCATGACGGTGCCTGGCGTTGCCGCAGCTGTCTACGACAATACTTTCGTTATGTCCGGGCCATCGGGCCGAGGTTGGTATCAGCACTTCTTTGGTCCTTTCAAGACCCGGGGGAATCTCGCTGTTCTCGATCTGCCGCCGGCGAGCAACGCGAGCATTCGGGTGATCATCAGCGCGCCGGGTGGTACAGCCCAGGTCGGGATGATGATTATCGGTTGGGCCCGCGCCATCGGCACCGCCATTTATGGCACATCTTTCGGTCGCAAGAAGTACACAACAATGGCCGAGCAGTTTGACGGCAGCATCAAGATGACCAAGCACGGCGCGCGACAGCTCATCAACTACCAAGTTGTTCTTGAAGGCGAAGAAATCGACTATGCCTCAGGCACTCTCGATTCCGTCAGCGATACAGCAAGCCTATATATCGGATCTGTCGAACTTGCTTACACGATCATCGCTGGCACTTACGACGATCTGGATGTGGGGCTACCCACATTCGGCAGCGGCACAACCACTATCTCTGTTCGGAGCCTCATGTAATGGCAGTTCCACAAGTTGGTTTACTTCCCGATCCGCCTCTAACAACAGACTCTGAAGAAGTATTTAACGCGAAGGCTGATACGACGCTTTTGGCGCAGCAGGCGATGGTGCCGCAGATCAATATTGCGCTCACCTGGACCGCCGCCCAAGTCCTCGCAGTTCAGGGATACGCATCGGCGGCATTCGACAGCGCTGCTGCTGCAGCCCAGTCGGCATCCGGAACCGGCGCCGATGCTGCTGCGGCCCATGCCTCGGCCGTGTCGGCGGCAGCCTCAGCAGCGGCTGCCGGTGCTGCCGCTGGCCTTCCGGCGATGGCGGGTCGTGCCGGTTACGCCCTGGTCGTAAATGACGATGAACAGGGTGTCTCTTTCGTCAACCTCGCGCCGAAGCGCTGGGCCGCCGTTCTCTCAATGTAAGGAGCCAGTCATGGCCGTTGTTCACGAACCAATTTTTGCGCAGAAATTTAAAAGTAACTCAGCGATTGTAACCGCAGCACTTGGCGGCATCGGCACATCTGCGGTGACAGGGGCTGTTGCGCTCGCCACTGGTGGCGCAAATGGATCGCTTGTTAGTCGCGTGACTGCAATTCCACGCGGCACGGTAACAGCGTCATCACTGGTGATGTTTGTAGTTAAAGCTTCCGCGCCGACTGTTTATCAACTGATCGATTCGGCGTTGATGGCTGCGTACGTTTTTGCTGCCACAACCGCTATTCCGATTACAACATTTAATAACATATCGCTGACAGCGCCATTGCGACTTGAAGCGGGAGATATTTTGTATGTCGGCTCACAAGTGGCTCTTGCTGCCGGTATTGCGTTCTATTCCGAACAAGGTGAATTGTAAATGAGCTTTGGCAACCCCATGGGCAATTCAATGGGTAATCCATTGGAGTTGCCGCGAAACAACAGTTCTGAATATCTTTCACTGCTGAATGATCCAGTCATTTACGATTTTTACGGTGGTCAATCCGGTATTTTCGATCTTCCGCCCAAAGCAAAGTTTTATCGAGTTACGACCGTTGGTGCAGGCGGATCCGGATCGGTGCCAGGCATCAATCAGGGTGGTGGCGGGGGAGGCACTGCGCAAAGTGCAATATATAGCGCCACTAGTTCGCCATCCTCGGTTGCTTACAGCTCCCCCGCTGCGCCTGCAGTTGGAGTGGCTGGGCAATCCGCGACCGCTAAATTTTTAAACGTTTCTCTAGTTGGTGGCGGTGGTGGGCTGGGGTCAGGTGGGGCAGGGTCGGGAGGCAGGTACAATTTCACAGGGGGTAACGGGGGGTACGCAACTGGTGGTGCCAACGCGGGGGGCGGTGGAGCAGCGGGGACCAGGGGTAACGGTGGGAATGGTGGCGCAGGGTCCGGAGGTACTGGTTCTAATGGCGTAGGTTCGGCTGGGGTCCGTGACGGCGGAGGTGGCGGCGGCGGCTCTGGTAATGGCGGGAGTGTCGGATGCAGCGGTACAGACTCAACAGCGGCGGGGTATCAAGGGCAAACCAACCCCTGGGGCGCCGCCGCTTATTGGGGGGGCGGAGGTGGTTCTGGTTATTTGGGTGCGCAGGCTGCGTACATGGGCGGTGTCCGAATTGAAGTTTGGTTTTAAGGGGTAACGCAGATGATCAAAGTCAAAGATGGCGTAGCAACTCGTGAGCCGATGCCGGACTTCCTTGCGTCGCCGGACAGCCCGGAGGCCATCGCTGCGCTTGCGGATCTGTCGTGGACCGATCCTGCGCTGGGCGTAACAGACTGCGCCTGGTGGCCCGAAGAGAACGCCGATGGCGAGCTGGACACCGACAAGAAGTGGGGCGCCGAGGTGCTGACGCTGGACGCCGAACGCAAGGTGGTGGTCGTCACGCACAAGCAGGTCGCAATGACGGCGGCAGAGAAGGCGGCGCGGGATGCGGCCATCGCGGAGCGGTGGGCGGATCAGATTGCGGCCCGCCGCTTCGTCGCCGAGACCTCTGGCACAATAATCGACGGAATGCCGATCGATACCGGACGCGATAGTCAGGGCCTGATTACAGGCGCCGCGTTGCAGGCGATGATCGATTCAAGCTACTCGTTGCACTGGAAGACCTCGGCAGGCTTCGTCGAGCTGACCGCGCAGCAGATCCTGGGTGTGGCCACTGCAGTACGAGCGTATGTGCAGGCCTGCTTTAACCGTGAAGCCGATCTGCTCGCCGCCGTGGCTGACGGGTCGATCACGCAGGAGATGGTAGAAGAGAGCTGGCCCGTCTAGCTACCGAAAGAATAGTATCGAAGCAACGTCGGCCAGCAACAGCCGGCCGCGTCAGCAGCAAGATTTCACGCGATGTATTCGATTCCGTTCTGGACTTGTCCTGTCAATGCGATCTTGTTTTCGGTTGATTCGGAGAAGTTGTACAGCACCTGGCTTTTGCTAAGGCCGTTGTTAAGCTGATTGACCCAGAAATCTAGACCTGATTGGTCGGGCAGCCGACCGAGAACGTGCTGATAAAGGCTTGACGCGAACGAAAGGTTAGAAGGATTCTGGCCATTCAGAGTCTTAAACTCACTGCTGACCACGAAAGCCTGAGCGACTGAGTCAATCGACGCGCCCTTGTCTAGAGCGGCTATCCAAAAGCTCAAACCCTCCTTATCGGGGGTGCGGTCAAAAGCAGCTTTGTAAAGGCGGTAAGCCTGACCCGCGTTGCCGTCGATGTCCAGTGCAACGGTCTTGTCGGCAAAACGAACACGCTCAAGGTTATCGAGCGCAATCCCTGACGTTCCACCGTCCGGCGTTTTGTAGGTGAACTCTTTCAAACCTGATTTGAATGTGGCTTTGTCAGATGAGATGTTGATCACCAGCGTGTCAATGCCAGCACCTCCGTCTACCCGCGCAGGCCCAGTAAACTTACTGAGGTCGAAATCGAATGTGTCGTTAAAAAATGTTCCATTCGTATAGGTCGAGACAACCGGAATGTTGGAAGCTACCGGACTTCCCACGCCGCCGTAGAGGTACTGTAAAGCTAGAACGTCATAGTCGCCGAAATGCTCAGTGTTGCCCCCGTTGTACGCCATGATCGTGTGTGCTGCGGTGGCGCTTCCCACAGGGAGATATGGCCCATGATCGTAGCCGCTGTATGCTCCAGGGTGCTTGAGCCCCAGTGAGTGGCCTGTTTCATGCAGAACATATTGTCGGCCCTGGCCGCTTGCCAGATTCGCGAGCTCTGGAACCTTCCAATTGAGCCAGACGATTGAGCCTTGGCTGTTAGTTACTGATTCAGCTTTATTGTCCGGCCCAGTCGGGATGCCTGGACGCCCGGTATACAGGCCGTATTGCAACACGCCAGTTCCGGCGATCTCTTGAAACGTAACGCCAGCCGTGGACGAAACCTCAGTGAGCATCGATCGCACCGCAGCTTTCTGAGCGTCATTTAGCGCTCTGAAATCATAAACATCTGAGCCGGTTGGAGCAGCAGACATAAAGCTGTAGGTAATAACTGCGCCTGTTCCATGCGCGTGGTTGGTCGCTAAGTTCGTGTAAAACTCATCAACCAGCGCATCAATCCGAATATCTCCTGTAGCCACTCTGTGCTCCTTGCCAGTTTGATAGGCGATCTTCTGACGCCCTAAAACTGGCGTTATATCACCTTGATATCACTATGGATACATTTCCGTACAATGGAGGCGCTGCTTTGAGCTAGTTCATTACCACTTTGAAAATCGAACAGATCGGCAAGTGGAGCCACGCGCTGCTGGCTGACCTAGTGCTGTGCGGTGAGCGCGAGCAGCCAACCATCGAAGCTTTCCTGCTCGAGCTGCCTGTGCTCGAGCTGCTTTAAAGCTTGGAAGGTGTGGCTAAGGGCTAGCAGTGGTACAGTCGCACACCACATCAAGGAGTTGGACAATGATTTTTAGGAGTATCGCCCTCGCCCTAGTGGCAGCGAGTATCCTTTCTGGCTGCGCCTCAGCGCCACCGGCACAGCGGATCGCATTCAATGAAGCTGAGTTCCAGCGCCTGCCGCAGACCGGCACCGGGGTTGTCGAAGGCCAAGTCTTCACGAAAACGCTGGGAGGCGACGTGAAGTATGGCGCTGGCGAAGAGGTGCGTTTAATCCCCGCTACCAGTTACGGAGAGCAATGGTGGCAGGTTGCGGTGCTGGAAAAGAAGGAAATGTCCGCTCCAGATCCTCGCTACATCAACTACATTCGAACCACCCAAGCAGATGGCAGCGGCTCTTTCCACTTCGAGGACGTACCGCCGGGTAGATATTTCGTAAGCTCTCGGGTTGCTTGGTACGCGCCTACAGGCTTCCGGGGTAGCCTCCAACTTCAAGGTGGTTACGTTGCTAATCGCCTTGAGATCCAAAATGGAAAGACTGCTCGGGTCGTCATTACTCAACGACCCTAGTAACGACTGCAAATTCTGATGAGCCTAGCCCACCACTGCGTGGGCTTTTTTTCGCCCGGAGAAAAGCATGACAGCGCCAGCCTGCAAATTTGACGTAAAACCCGATATCCGATTCATCAGCCGCTGGGACGTGGAGATGCGCCAGGCCATGGTCTTCAACGACCTGAAGCACGGCCAACTGGTGGTGCCGGACACATTCGTCAGCGATTTGGCCTCTATCCGCATCCTGCGGGAGATCTGCCGGTGGTGCGCAATCACCGCGCTGACCGGAGGGACGCTGGTCGATTCGTATCCGTGGATTCGCTGGTCGCTGCTGGCCGTCGCGGTCATCGCCCTGGCCCTGTACGGCCTGCTGGTCGGCTACGGCATGCGCGCATCTATCCTGCATGATCTGCTTTACACCTCTGGCCAGCTTTCCCGGCGCGAGTGCGATGCCGTTTATTACCGAGCCCTGACCACGGGCGACGGCACCGCTCGATGGCGGGCGCTGATCTTTTACCTGGGCGTCCGATTGGGAGGTCACTGGAGCTATACCAAAGCATGAGATGCCTGGAGCGATCGTTTGGTAAACTTCGAGAATGCTCTGCTCAAGGAATGAAAATGGCATCTAAGCTGATCAATACCTTCCTCGCTCTTCTCGTCCTTCTTTGTGCATCCGTCTACCTGGCGGACTGGTTTATTACGCCGCCATATTGAAAAACCTGTTTCTCCTGCCCGCCTTGAGCGGGTTTTTTTTGCCCTGAGGAAAGTGAAATGCCAACTGCACGCGGTGTACGCAATAACAACCCCGGCAACATCGACTTCAACAAGGCCAACCAGTGGCAGGGTCAGCTCGGCATCGAGGAAGGCGTGCCGACTCCACGCTTCGCCCGGTTCGATTCGGCCGAGAACGGTATCCGGGCCCTGGGCAAGCTGCTGCTGACCTACCGATCCACGTACGGGCTGAAGACGGTCAAGGCCATCATCCATCGGTGGGCGCCCCCAGGCGAGAACGATACCGCCGCCTATGTGGCCTCGGTCCAGCAGAGCATCAAGGCCAGCACTGGCAAGGACTCAAGCGGCGAGCTGACGCTGAACGATCCTGCAGTCATGACCGGTTTGGTGGAGGCGATCATCAAGCATGAGAATGCGGGCTTTGAATACCCGGTCACCATCGTCGCGGAAGGCGTGCGGCGGGCCCTGGCATGAGTCGTCGGTTCACTTTCTCGCCATCTTCCGGTCGATAGCCTGGCTGAACATCACCTCGAGCGCGTCGGCGTCCGAAGGGCGCAACGCCTTGAGGCAGGTCAGGCCGATCATGAAGCCCTCAGTCATGCCGCCGGCGGTGGACAGCTCGAGTAGGCCGTCCGCCAGTTCGATCCTACGGAGCAGGTCGGCGGCTTCCTTCTTTATCGAAGGAGGGATATTCATCTCTTCAAGTGTCATGGCGCACCCAGGGGTAGGATTAGTTGCGGGCCTTGATTCTTCACGTTGCCAACATCGCGGCCAACTGGGAACCACTCGAAGTCGGCGGTATCCCGGCAACACTCCTTGGCGATCTGGGCGGCCCTGGCGTCGTCCAGCTCAGGGTCAAGCCATTCGTTAGCGAGTTCAGGGGTAAGCACAAGCGGCCGACGGTCGTGAATGTCGACCATGCCCTGATCGCTCGCGGCGGTGATGATGACGAAGCCATCCTCGTCGTGAGGCTCCAGCCCGGGCGTGACGTGGGCGAGGGCGCCATAGAACATCGGTTCTTCACCTTTCAGCCTAATGAAATAGGGCTGTTTTTTCTTCGGCTCGTCCGGATCCTTCACCCACTCGAACCATCCTTCACTTGGCACAATGACCCGCCCATGCGGCCATAGCTGCTTGAAAAACTTCCCTGTCGTCACAGTCTCGACCCGCGCATTGATTGGGTCAGGCCTCTTCCCTTTGGCCCAGAACGGGCTCCATCCCCATTTCACCGCATCCACCTGCAACCCATCCTCGACGGCGTGAATCAGCTTGACCCGCGTCGACGGCGCAACGTTGTACCGCCCGATTGGCTCCGGATCGAAATACTTCGGATACCTGGGCGCCAGAACGCTGAAGAAGTCGTCCATTCCCCTGCACTGAACAATCCTGCCGCACATAAATCACCCCGCCGCCTGGTCGTTTTGCATTGGACACTCTCTTTCGGCCGGTGGTGCCGCTGGCCACTTGGCCGGGATTGACGTCGGGCAGTCCGACATGACGACGAAACCTTGCCCGGCGCAGTTGCCGCAGTCCTCTCGGCCCAGCGCATGATCGTTACAGTGCTGGCAGCGGGTGAACACAGAAAAGTGATGCCGCTGCCACCATCGCCAGTATTCTTCGAAACTTGCCGCCTCCAGGGCTTGGGCCGCCATGTCCACCGCGAGGCGATAGCTCTCAGGATCATCGAGGCGTCGGCACATTTCGCCGTTGCGCCGGCGCGTCTCCTCAACCAGGGCGAACCATTCCCCATCTTTAGCCAGCCAGCGACCAAAAATTTCAGCGTATGTAATTGCTCGGCTGCACCGATCGTGCACGATGCTATCGCGGTCGTCTGGGTACAGCTGCCCGTCAAATCCCATTACATCCTGACGCTCCGGGCTCCAGTACAACCGACATCCTTCCAGCCGCGCCACACACCTTCCGTCACTCGCCACGATTTCATATTCGCCCGCGACGTGAAACCAGCGTGCCGCTCGTTCTTCGGAAAAGTGGCTCACTGCACCGGTTATCAGATCGGCGAACTCCAGGCGCTCGAGCAGATCAATCAGACCTGAGGCCAGCATGGCGTCGGCCAAGTCGGCGACTTTTGTGGCCTGCTCTGTAATGTGCGTGCGCCATGAGAATTCGTCGTACAGCACGCGGCGTAATTCGGCGATGGCGGCGGCCCGGATTGGGTCGGTCATGGGGCAATCTCTATACTGTTTGGATATACAGTAGTCGAAAGCTGATATGAATGACGAGTGTCAGGTGATAGGGGGTAGTTTAATTGCCCAGCCAGGACGGCAGGGCATATGGCGGAACGCCGGGAAGGGAGGTAGGGTCGGAGAAATCTTCCCCAAAACACAACCATAACTCATTGATTTTGTTAAGCGCGGGACCGACGGGTATCGTCACTAACAAGTCGGTCTTTTATTGCTTCATCCCATTGAAAATAAAAGAAAATATTCAAAACATTGCCGCATCTCAGTCGGCAATGACCACGTCGAAGGACTTTGCCAGCCAGCTCTGCAGCGCCATGGCGCCGTTTTGCGCGGCTTCGCAATGATGGCCGAGAAACTCCAGTTGCTGACACAGCAGCAGGCGATTGGCCGGGTGGTCGTCCACTACAAGGATGCTCAGACGCGGGCTGGCGTGTGCCGGAGGATCGCGTTGCAGGTGCGCAGGGTCGAGAGGCTCCAGGGTCGTAAGGTCGAGCGCCATGGACACCTGGGTACCCATACCCTGTTCGCTGCTCAGGCTCAGAGTGCCGCCCATCATCTCGCACAGGCTGCGGCAGATCACCAGACCCAGCCCGGCGCCGGTTCGGGCCAGTTGGCCGCTGTTGTCGGCCTGGGCAAAAGGTTCGAACAGGCGCTGCTGATCGGCGGCACCGATACCGATGCCGCTGTCCTGAATCAACACACGCAGGTGAAGCTGCTGCGGGTTCGGTGCTGCGTCGGTCTGCAGACTGACTCGCACATGACCGCGTTCGGTGAACTTGATGGCGTTGCTGATCAGGTTGGACAGGATCTGCTTGAAACGTAGTGGATC